TATACTGAATCAACAGTTCATCATACTTAGACATCATCTCATTCTTCAGGACGGCATCATTTGTCTGGATTGCCACGACCAGGACATCCCCTGCGGCAAGCCACACTTTGCGGGTGTCGTTATAAATCTGCTTGATCTGTACCAGCCGATCCCCTGCAAGCTGACCGGACTGTTCCATCATGACTCCCGTGTCATGAATCTGCCGGAGGGTAGTCGACCCTATAACGTAACCCGTTACGGCTGGCTTCATGGTGGCACAACCAACCAATCCCATGCACAAAAGCATTACAACAAGTTTCCTCATACCTACCTCCTTATTATCCGTTTGTTAACATTCTTCCCCTTGTCCCAGTGGCAATGTTCTTCATCAGATAAGCAATCCCACCGGCAAGGCCAGCCAGTAATATCGCTTTCCAATCCAGCACCAACGACCCCGCGCTGATCGACTGATAAATGATCGTTAATGGAGCCGTCAATACTGCCACAATCAAACCCTTCCACCAGTCGCTTAACTGCAAACTCCATAATCTACTCTTCATACTTATTACCTCCTTTATTACCTGCTTTGATTCCTTGTTACCATGTTTCTAAAGCCATCTACTAAATTTAGCCTTACACCATCCCGGGCCAGGAGGGTCGGATGGGACAGGTGTTGATACGTCATTCCTACCCGTGATGATTGCACACTCCGCATCATCCTGTCTCAGTTTGTTCATGTCGTCCTCGGATATTTTGCACTCCCCATTGATGCCCCAATCCTTGCCCCATGAATTATGGAGGGTGAAATAATGCCCCTCCAGGTTATATCCATTCATGAGAATGCAATGTCCACCTTCATTCATTCCCGTGGTATGGATGAATCCGTTGGAATCCGTTGACATCATACCAGTCATCCAGGAAACTCCAATAACCGATGGGCCAACTTGTGTACTAAGAATCCAATCAGACATTGAGAATGCCCATGCTACACTGTCATACCATCCAAGAGAACGGCAATATTTCCATCCCCCAAGAACCGAACTGCCCTGGTAATCTGTTCCAGGCCATTCATCATTTTCTTGGGCCCCATGATATATCTTGACAGCATAGTCATAATCTATGGAAGTCACCGGAACCGGCACGGCAATCAGTTCATGGGCCCACCCGAACCCAACGCAATATGGGTCTGAACCCTGGTCGAGAACTTTAGAACAATTCCAGTAAATGGACTTCGGTTCTAACCCCATTACCTTAGAACGGATTGGGAAGTTGCGTGACCGCTCATCAAAACTTTTCAGCCGTCCAAATTGTCGCTCCATATTCACTCCAGGTGACCCATGTCCCAACTGATTGCAGGTTTACCCCCATATTTCTCTTCCCATATACGATGCCAATGCTCATGTCCCCATGAAGGTTCGACAATATGTAAGCAATCTTCACTTAAAAAATACAGGTCAATGGCTTTCCCAAATTCATGTTGCGAATGGTTGTTAATGCCATCACATTTGCTTAACCCGGCATCGTAAAGCCTCTTTTGTTCATCGGATGACCGCTTGCAAAAATCAATGATGGGGCGTTCACCCATCCCTATCATTTCAATAATTAGAGAGCAGATATTTTTAGTAAACTCAAGCCGTGTCATTTTCCATCCGCCCGCCTTAGAAGATCGGCCATGATGATAAGATTCTGGGCAATCTCTATAAGTCCACCCTCTGGGGTCTTGAGATTTTTTGCTATTAGTTTTAATATTGCCTGAGATGCAATGACCTTGTTCCTGAGTTCGGCAAGGATTTCTTTCATTTCAATATCCTGAAATTCTTTGATTCCTGGAAGCTGATAATCACATCCCAGGGGATAGTTACAATCTTCTGACCGAATTGAATCTGATCCTCCATCCTGATTCTGAACATGGCATATCCGCCCTGAGTTGTGTCGAGGTCGATGGATATGATCTTCCGGTCAACCATGTGGATGGCCTCTTTGTAGTCGGTCCCCATGGAAACAGAATAGGAAATAGCCGGATTGCGGAAACTCCCTCCGCATCCAATCAGGAATAAGAAGGCAAGAAAGCAAAGCAATAGCTTTTTCATTTCTCCTTCCCCTTCTCCTTTTTTTCCTTCAGCCAATCCTCATGTTTGATGGCCTTGGGATCATAGAGTTCTGCCCATCCAGTTTCCTCCAGCCACTTGTAGATGCGGGAAATAGGGATGATGTAACTCATGTGATAGACGGCATTAGGGGCCCATACTGCCCATGTAACAGCGATACGGGATGGAATGCCTATGTATTCCTGTGTTGCCTGGAGGAATGCCCCGCCCCCTGAATTGCCGAATACCGAGGGTGCATTTAACATCCAGTAGGGAAGGTTGTCTATCTCGTCAGATAGGGAGGCGATCTGCCCAGCGGTAGGGAATGGTGAACGGCCCAGACCAGAGCCGCATACGTAGACTGGGTCAAAGATTCGGAGTTTATCAACCTTGTCTTTGGGCAGGAGTTTGACAGACTCAACCTTCTCGTCACTTCGCATTTTCAGAAGTGCAAGATCATGGTCTTTATTCCACTCGACAATGTCGGTAAGCACAAGTAGGGTTCCGGTGGCTGTACTCATGTTGAGATACTTGAAAATCTCGACCTCTATGGTAGCCCTCTTTTCTTTCTTGATGGACTTCTTTTCAAGGGAATCCCATTCCTCATTAATCTGGATTGCGCTGTCAACAACATGGTGATTCGTCAAAATATAAGTATCATAGCGTCCTGTGCATTGCTTACAGGTGAATATTACACCAGACCCCACGGAATTGTCAGCCCTAACCCGGACGGTAGGGTAGAGGATGAATTTGTGAAGGTCATCAATGCTGTCAGCAAGTGCCATTGTGGTTAAAAAGACAACAAACAATGTGAGAATTACAACAGGTCTGTACCGAATCTTTTTCATGTTATTACCCTCATTTCACAGGAGGTATCTTTAATGCTCGCAACACTAACTCCTGGTTTATTTTGATATTATTCATCACGGCTGCGTTACCCGTAACTGTATGCTTTATTTCAGTTACGTCATCACACAGAGCATAATGCTGTATGCTATACATCTCTTTATCTAGCTTCTTGTCAAGCTGGTTACTGAAAGCATTGACCATAAAAAACGTGATGGTTAGCGTTAACCCCATAGCCGATATGATAGAAGCTAAGAGCCATCTGTAGGTTACGTATTTGATTTCTCCATTTCCATTAGTAGCCATGCGTTCATTCCCAATAAAAAAGCCACCCGATTAACTGAGTGGCTAGAAGACGATTGGATTATATTTCTGGTTAGTCATCCCAAAAACAAGTGAAAATATGTGTATCGCCACTCGTGTTAACTATTGCGTTTACCCCAACGGTGAAAGACCCATCCGATACGGTTTTAACACCATTCGTTATAGTGCCCGTTCCTATATTGATTGAATCCCCCGCATCCATGCCTTGAATCCAAGTCACCATATTGCTTCCTTCATCTCTGACAATATCAATGCGGTTAGGTGCCCCCTTGCGTGGGACTGTGATGGATAAATTATCTACCCCAGTGCCGGTGTAGGTTCCCCTGTAGAATTTTGGGTAAAGCAAAATCACACGATCCCCGTCGAATGCTTTGATCTGGGAGGGGCCAGGATCGGAGAAGACGTAATCAATATAATAGTAAACAGGTAGCCCCATTATTCCATTCGCGGGCAATGTTAAAGCGAATATTGTGACTCCATTCTTAGATGCTGCTGCAATTGCAGAAATGTCCCAGGTTTTCGTTTCCCAGGCACCACCAGCAAAATTAAAAACACCACGGTTCTGTTCATTATATGCAGCTTCACCAAAATGGAGATTCAAATTGGCTTGCGGAAGCGAATTGTATAAAGATACACTGAGATACTTATAGTTTGTTAAATCCCAGCTTCCCGCAGATTTTGTACATTTGATAATACCAGTAATCCCATCTGGAACGGTAACTCTTATCGAACCTGTGCCTTCATAAAGCGTAGTATTATCTAATGCAAGCGTAACACCCGCCCCAGAATGGACACTCCATTGCGTGGCAGCATCACAATCATCCAATTCAAGAAGCGTCCCACGCACGACCTTTATATCCCCCGGCTCTGTTGGGTCGTCTTCGTCCATGTAAATATCCAAATCCCCAGGAATAGTTACCTGCGTCATACCATCTACCTCATTCTCAAGATCGGTAATCCTTTGGTCAAGCTGTCTGATGTTATCCCGTAGTTGTTTAACTGTTGTATTGTTCTGCGCACTTGCATTACCAGCAAAAAACAGCAAACAAGCGATGACACAAACAGCCTTTCCCATGGTTCCCTCCGACCAGAATTATATTAATGCTCCGTTACAACTGGCATGGTTGAAGATGGATAGACCTTATCACCTTCACTCATTGTTTCATATTGTTCCGATGGGAAACCATCTTGCGTATATCCAACCGGAATAATACGAATATCGTAAGTAATATTTCGGCTCATATCAACAGCAGTGTAGCTGCTTTCCTTATTCGATGAGGTATGGAGCAGGGTGTACTTAGAAATATCTGCGAATGCCCCCACCTTATACATAATCTTATATTTCTTGACAAAGTACTCTCCGAAGTCGGACCAGTCAGACCAATCAATCTTTATTTTCTTTGGTTTTATTCTGCTTACGCTTGGTGTATAAGCAGACATTGACGGAATGGGGGGGGCAAATGTTCTAATAGTCGTAGGAGAAGGCCAAGCCCATTTTGATTTCCTGTTATCCTTCCCAATCGTCCTGACACACCAGTAGTATTTCGTATTATATGGCAAACTCCCTATCCGAACACTTATGGTGGATGGTTGGGGGGAAGCCGTAAACGTCCAATAGTCCCCCAGGTGTGCACTATATCTGGTGTGGAATGTGTATCCCCCAACGATTACCGTGGCCGTAGACGCAAACTCCACCATAACCCCATTGTTCAGGATTTGCAAATCTCCGTTTACTTCTACGTCAGTGGCCTCCCATGTGGCCCCTCCGTCATCAGACCACCTAAATTTATTAGGATAGCCCGAATCCGTTATCTCAACCTTGTAAGTTTTATTCGTTGTTTCTGTATATTCTCCGTCAACCCCCATCGTAAGCGAACCCGTGCCCGTGAATGTTGGCTCGCTGATTTGGGCGCCAGGGTCTTCGATAACCTTTTTAAACCATTTGCTGTCTCCCTTTTTCCTGTACCTGAATTCGTAACTCAGGCCAGCTTCCATGTTATCGCATTGGAATAGGAGATAAGTGTCAAGCTTATCTTGATCGGTAGTATCATCCATCCCCGTGGTAGCGACAAGGCCAGTCGGGGTATCATGTTTTAGGTCGGGATCGCTGATTGTGCTGTTGTAGGCTGAATGGACAGCAACGTGGACACCCGTCATATCATAAATGGAATTATTCTCTTCCTGAAAGGTGCAGGATAATTGCTGATCTGGTGTGACACTTGCAGATACAAGACGCATCCGTTCATTCGTCCAACCTGGAAACGAATGAGTAGTCTGGATAATATCTCCAGGGTCTAATGCAATGGTCCTTATAGAACATGGCAACGTATATGTCTTATTATATCTTGCCCTCTTGAGATGGTATGTTCCTATGTGAGCAGCGAGTTCATAACTCCCAACTCCAATCAGAACCTTGTCCATGACACGAGGTTCACCGTCAAGAGTAAGGTTGGTCGAGTCCGTGATGGTCAATGTCTTGGCGGTGTAATCATCGTCGGGGTCGTAGAAAGTAACCTTCGCTTGGTTGGGAGTTTCAGGAATGCCGGGCATGGAAATCTGGAATCGGTCCGGTAGAGTATTGATATCCCTCTCTGTTAGGGTCATTACCGCGCTATCGGCTGCATAGTTCTTCAGATAATATTTTCCCTCAGACCATATCATGTAACCCCTGAATGAGTCCATGATGTCCTGCAAGACTTCAATGAAGGGCATCTGGTCGAAGATTCCCCCGTTAAACTGAATCCACGGGTCTTGCGCATCACACCAAGTCGCAACGGTCGAGACAGAGGGAAGGTCGATCAATGAGTATGATATGCCCATCCCGTACCGATCATTTGTCATGAAGTCGAGCCACACGAGGGCGGGGTTCTGCGATTGCGGGGTATCTCCCGTACCCCATGATACGGTCCCAGTCCGTGGGTCATATAATGTTCTGCCCTTAATGACGGCTGTAATATCCGGCATCTTAGACCATGCTTCTTCATTGTAGGACAGGATGAAAGAACTATAGGCAGTCCACTTCATGGGGTCATTCCATCTGGGGTTGCCATATGTTCCGTTACTTAATAGCGTGTCTGATGTTTGATCGGCTGTTCCTAAATGATTGTTGGTTTGGACTAGATCCAATCCCTTATAATCGTCATAATATTGCATTCTCTTGTCGTCAAACTTAACCCTAGTTCCGCTAAGATCAGTAGCAATCCCCTCTATTGGACCCTCAGACCATGTTAGAGCAATAGCAAGATATTTGTGATCATCTCCGGCTGCATTGACGAATACCCTGTTGCCACCTACCCGACACTGGCCGTATACAACCCTTACAGGATCATTGCTTAGTTGGCTGTTGATTAGATGCCCCTGGGAGGTCTGGGAATATTTTGGCATCTTCGGTTTGGCAGAAGTCATGGCGTATGAAGCTACCGACATGGCAACGGAGAGGGCTACGGCTGCAACGGTAAACCATGAAACAAACATGGTGCTAATCATTATACCGCCACCAACAACTGCTACTGGCATATTATAATAATCTCCTAATATCTATCAGGTTAAACTTTAACCGTTCAAACATCTTGAATGGAATTGTCTTACCACCTTTTTCAGTAATTACATGAACGTTCCCATTACCCGTATATACTCCGGGAGCTGCACTGCCATCTCTCATTCTAAATACTACAAGATCGCCACGCCTGATATGCTCAACGTCAACTGACTCACCTAGCATAAGGAGGTATTCTTCCAGCTCCTTACGCCCCCCGCCTGATTCCCAAACATCTTTATAATTCTGTTCTGTGATTCCCCTATATTCTTCCTGAAACTTGAATCCCATTGTTCGATATAGATTACCAATAAATGATAGGCAATCCCATCCCCTAGAGGTATCCCCTAGGGAGTATTGGCAGTCCACAAACTTGCTCATACTATTTGACAGGTCTGCATCTTTCATTTGCGACCCCAGACTATATTCTTTTTGGCAAGTCCGGGAAGCCACCTGAAGCCTCCGAAGTTTGTAGAATTACCAAGGGAACGGCATCTGTCATATGATTGATCGCACCATGATACAGATGAATTTCCGGCCTCAACTGTAGCCACATTTGCGCTTATTGCAGTAGACCCACTTGAAGCCGATATGGTCAATGTCTCAGCCGCAGAGAATGTTCCAGAGGTTTGAGTAAAATGCAGACTTCCTGCAATGTCTCCGGCTGTCCACGTTCCGGAGTCCTCATTTATCCCGACACAGTAAGCCCTCGCTCCGCTTATATTACCGACAAGACATGGTCCATGTGTCGAGTTAAATACGGTCACGGTCCCAGCATTAGTGGAATAGAGGGTCTGTATAGAATATGATGTAGAAGCAGAATATGACGAGCTATTGCTAGACACGGCAGCCAGGATAGTTTCAGCAATAGCAAAAATTCGGGATGTTTGGGTTAAATATAAATGCCCAGTATAATCCCCACCAGCCCATGAACCTGTGTCACAAAACAATCCTGAAACATATGCGTTAGCCGAAGATATATTCCCCTTGATCCAAAGACCAGTGCTAATTGCAAATGTCCCACCGGAATTGATCTCTATGTTTGTTCCAAGTGGATCACCCGGATGTATCTCAAATGTGCCACCAGAATTGATGGTTATATTCACGCCATAGTAATTGCAGGTTCCAGCAGAATATTCCGTTCCACTAGACCACACCGCTGCATGGCTTCCTCCGGTTGACCAGTATTGAGTCGATACACTCCCTGTAATGGGGCGATTGCTAGAGGATGACACGTGAGAAATAACGCAACGGTAATTCAATGCATCGGTTCCGGTGACTTCGTCTGTCATATCACCGAACACCCAGGGGCAGGTCGCGAAATGGTTCCTTCTTGGGGTAAGCTTTTTCCACTTGATCAAATGGTTGTAAACCTCAACCCTGGCAGTCTTCTGATTGATTTCAATTTCGTCCGTATATCCCAAGAAAATGATGACGGAGTCTATTACTTTATTATTCTTATCTAATGCAGCCTGATAGACTGTAACCTGTTTACCTCGTATTTCATTGGCAAGAGCTAGGGTTGAAAACTCCTTGTCAACATTATTGATTGACAGAGAAATAGAATCAGCCCTTGGAAGCAGGGATACATTCTGTTGGTCGAACTGAATACCCTTTGGCTCCCACCACTGGGATAAGTAGGTTATTTTCTGACCGAATGATGTCCAATAATATGAATGGGTAGAAGTTAGATCAAGCTTAAACAGAAATGTAAGGGTATGGGATTCCTGCTTGTATTGAGTAACAAGATCAACGGGGAGGGTTTTCAAGTTATTTTATCCCTTGTGAGAATGAACATTAATAATGATTATGCAGGTAAGTCTACCAGGGGTTTTTCGCCTGGGTTAACTTCAAATATATTGATTGCCACATTATATAGATTGGGATGTGGTTGTTCCTCCAAGAATGTATCATCCTTCAGTCTTGCCTTGAGCCTCAAGTTGCCCGTGAAATCTGCCGTAATAAGACTGACACTTGCGGGATAGTCGGTAAACGTAATCCTGTAGGAACCCCCGCCACCTCCGCTAGAGGATACCGTATAGGCCGTGGTAGATGTGCCATTCTCGTATATCACAAGGTCACTGGTAGATGTTAGGATGGCCGGTACATCCATCGTCAAACTGTTCAATGTTACCTGGGATGCTTTTGGCTGAATTCCAGCGGAAGACGAAGACGATATCCTGAACCGGATATAATATCCGTTGACCCCATTGACTTCAAGGTCTTTCCAGGATGACGGGGCAGGGAAATCAACATCTTTAGTTCCAGCCGCATCGGGAAGGAAACCATTCGTTTGGTCGGTCGTTAAGGTAATACTTCCCCACGTTCCCCCTGTCGTGTATGGATATTCCCAGACCCCCACCCATCCCACGGTAGATGCCTTGACTGTGCTCATGTAAATAGTTGCCCTAGTAAATTGGCTATTGGATCCAATATAGAAAGCATCATTGGCGGATGGAACAGCAGGGACAGGGGTAACATCATCTACTGTGAGATCGCAAGATTTGTCTGTTTGATCTGTATAGCTTGACCCATCGACAGAATATATAATATCGGCATAGTATGGTCCAGCATACCCTACATATTCGTCATCCCATGCCCGTGCCTTGAAGTCGATAAACCATAATGGTTTATAACTTCCATATTGCTTACGGTAGAACTCATGCAAGGCATCACGGTTAGTCTGTGTCAAAGCGTTATATTTCAGGGACACGCTACGCTTAGGGAAACGCCATTGACGGTTTCGTTGTTCCGATTCATCGTCAAAGTCTGAAACAAGGGTCTTGAAATTGCTCTCTATCTTATAGGATGGAGAGGGCAAAATAGAAGTGCTATATTTAGATATCGTCATTATTGCCTCGCGTAGATATTCTCGCGTTCATCTTTACGGATTACCTTCAGGATTGAGCCAGGGTTACGCCTTATAGCATCGTCAAAGGATTGGGTGTCAACGGCATTGATGTAGACATAGGTATCACCACCACCCAATGCTTTCTTGTCGCTCAATGGGATGACGGCTTCGGGTCCAGCTTCGCCGATGACAGCACGAGTTGGTTTGGTAAATATACCCCCCTTAGCTCCCATGTAGGATGGACCGAAATTGAATGCTGCCATTGTTCCGGCACTCCATCCCCCACCGCCACCGCCTAACGCAGCCATACCTACCCCGCCCAATAACTTGCCGATCCCCATAATGGCTTGCATTTTCAACCATTCGGTAGCCATGCGGATCATCTCTTGTATTGCTGAATCAGCAAGGGCTTTAAAAGATTTTATGAAAACGTCCTTGAATGATTCAGTACCATCTATCATATTAGCGAAAACGTTAGACCATAGATTCCCCACACCGGATATAAAATTTTCTATTGGTGCAAGTTCCATTTTTAGTCTTTTAAGATCACCCAATTCCCTTGTTTTCTTGGCCCATTCTTCGGTATAGAAAAACTTCTCTTGCATCATAGATATAAAAGAATCTTCTTCTTCCTTGTTAATGGAAATTAACTGGCGCGTATCTCCTATCAGTTGGGCATATTCTTTCCGAACATCCCTTATAGCATCCGCTTGTTTTCTAAGTGTATCCTTGGCATTCGTTATCCAATCTTCCTCCATGGGGGTTTCATAAGAAGGATACTTATAGAATTCCGCTTCGGACGCAACCTTCTTTTGTCTGCGCTGTTCATCTCCAACCTTCCTCATAAGGTCCGCAAGATTTGATGTAAGTTTCCCCTCTCTCGTAAGACGGTCTATATTAGCGTCCTCTAATTCTTTTGATATCCTGAGTTGGTCTTCCAGAACTCCAGTCAGTTCTGCATATTCCATCTCAAGATCAAGCACTCCCTTGCGTTGATTATATATGGCTTCAATTCCATCCTCCATCCACTTTTCCATCCCCGGAGGTGCTTCATAAGCCATCTTAGAATATGCTTCTGCTATTTTAATGGCCTCATCTTGGGCAGCCTGTATTCTTGCAGCCCCATAAAAATCCATGATTGCTTGTCTGGCCTTGCCAATTGCGTGTTCTCCAGCAAGCAATCCTTTTTCTTCAATGTCTAATATATCTAATCTTTCCTTGAGAGTAGTCCCATCAAGTTGCAGCAGTTTTATTCTGAATTCCTGTTCTAATTTTAACCGTGTTTCTATGTCTGATTTCGCTTTCTTCAAGGCATTTTCATCGGCGGGAATCGGCATCGGAGTTTTAATACCAGCCCTTAAATATCTAACTTCCTGGGTTCCTTCTTTCAATTTTTCCAATGCATCGAGAGCATCATATATTCCTTGAGTAAATAAGTCAGTTGAATTGTAAGCCTCCTTAAAACCTTTTCCTAGATTTCCCCCCAACACCTCAATAGGTATAGCTAGAACTGAATACATTGCTTCCTTAAGCTGACCCCAGAGAGCAACGTAAGGAATTAGTTTTGCCTTGGAAGCCTCAATTCTTGCATCAATAGTTTTTAATTCATCTTCTAATTTACTACCCGCCCTGACGAGATCGGGATCTATAATAATACCTAATTTCCTAGCTGCCTCTGCTAATTCATTGAATCCAATACTACCCTTATTGAGAAACGGTATAAGTTCGTTTCCGGAACGACCCCATAACTTGGTTGCCATTGCACTCTTACCGGCCCCATCTTGGTAGGATGCGAATCTATCCATGAGGTCTTTCATTACATCTGAGAGTGGTCTAAAACTTCCCGACTGAGCATCTCTTATACTTACGCCAAGAGTCTCGAATGCCTTATCCCCCTCCATCATATTAGTTGAAAGTATCTTAAAACCCCTGGCAAGAGATTCCAGATCAACATCTGACATTTTTGCTGCATATTTCCATTTCTGAAATTCATCTACTGCCATTCCAGAAATCTCTGCAAATCGGCTAAGATCGTTTAGCGATGAAGAAACTGATCTTGCAAAATTGTCAATCTCGTTTGCCGCCTGGATTGCACTATGAGCAAGACTGACCAAGGCAGCAGACCTGATTGTACTCATGGCCTTGCTAATACCCATAAGAGAGTTATTAGCCTTGCTCATGCCAGATACAAATTGTGCAATATCGGCTTGCAATTTTATTAGAACGGTTGCAGCAACAGCCATTGATTAACCCCCGAAAATCTTATCAGCATTACCAAATGAAGGCATGGATTGAACCGGAGATGTTTTCTTCTCTCGTTCTTTCTCTTCCAACTTCCTTGATTCGGCGATAAATTCTCTAACCTTCATCTTACATTCCAACTTATCTTTCACTTCCAAATCATTGCAGGCC